GAGAAGGTCGACATCTCGGAGACGTCCCACTCACCACCTTTGGAGGGCACGAGTACCGGCCTTGTTGCGCCGCGCTTGTATCCGCTGTTGAGGATGGCGATGAGGTCTTCAACTCCTGGCTTCTTGGGGTCCAGGGATCGGTCTACTTCGTCGATCAGGATGGTCCGCATCTCCTTGTCGAGCATCCGCGCGAGTAGTGCGGGTGAGGAGATCGAGGCCGCTTGAATCGGTCGAAGTGCGAGCCGCTGCAAGTGTTCGAGCACGGTCGTCTTCCCGCTACCGGGCATCGTGGAGTCGAGCACGAGTCGCGGGGTTGTGTAGGTCTCGAATGCGACGTGTGTATGAGCCGCCCAGAGTGTGAGGACGTCGATGTCGAGTTCGTCGACAACGCAGATGTACCGCTCGAGCCACCGCCGGATGTCGTTGAGTACACCACTCACTTTCGAACCGTCGGGAACCGTCGGAACCGTCGAACCGTCGATCATGCGCTCACCGCCTTGCGGGCCTGCATCACGTCGAACGCCTTCAGTGTGCGCTCATGCTCGGCGCGTACCTCAGCGGGGTTGTTAGCGACGTAGTACCAGTGGTCGGCCTCACGGTTTGCGCGTTCGACTCGGGGCGTTACCCGCGCGCAACCAGCGTGGAATCCGTCGGCCCAAACGCGCCAGAGGTCCCAGGGCAGTTCGTGCGGTTGCAGGTCACCCGACAGAAAGCGGGTCACGGTATCCTGAACTTGAACCATCCGCCCGCCAGCAGAGTTCCGGGAGCCGCCCACGGGGCGGCTTTCGTCATTCATGCCGCCTCGCTCGTAAGGAGAGCAGCAAGGCGCGATCGCTGGCTAGAACTCAGTTCGGGCGCGCGGGCGACAACGCGCTGAATGTATGCCTCGAGCTGGGCGGCCGCAAGATTGGTCTTGGCGGCGAGCGCAGCCGGGTCAGATGCTCCGCGATGCCGAGCGAGAGCGGCGCGGCGTGCTCGAGCTTCGGCTACGTCGGGCGAAATGGAGAGAGACAACAGATCCTCCGGGGCAACGTAAAGTCGCCTGCCCGGTGGAGTTCTCTCCAGGAGCGGCCATCCGTGGGGTATTTATGAACCGTCCCACGGCCGATCTGCTTATCAGGTTAGCAGGGATGTTCGAGGATTAGGCCCGACGCGCGGAAATGTCGTACTCATTTCTTCCGGCTGCTCGATACCCGAGCACGATTCGCGCGAGGTCGGCGTCTGTTAGGCGCGTGTCCCGCCGGCACGACTCGCAGGCAAATTTCCACGCGGAACTGCCTCTATCGTGGGCGTCTTCGCGCGCCTTTACGTGATGACTCCTGTTAGCTTCGATGCGGCGTGCCCAGTCGGTCCACTTGGTTCCGAGGTCCGCCACGTCACCGACCCATACTCCACTCGGCGGCGTGGCCTCGAATATGTCGATGATGCGCTGCTTGTGTTGATCGAGATCCGTGCAGACGATCGTGAAAGTTGGCCACTCCATAGCTTTCTCCTCCGTTCAGGCGGGGGTGCCGAGCCGACAACCCGGCACCCCCGCGCTTGGATCACGCGCCGGCGCTGTCCCGCGCGACGACCTCACCCGATTCCGGCCGGATACTGACCGAACCGCGGACCTGGCTCAGAAGGTCGATCAGTTCATCGAGGCGTGCCACTGGGACGTAGAAGTCTTCCCTGCTGGCGCCGTTCTGGAACCTCACCGCGACGTCGGGGCGCGAATCTGCATCGGACGGTCCGTCGTCCACGATGTGAGCAGAGAATCCCTGAAGTTCGTGAACGCGTCCGCGAAAGATGACGCCGCCACCCTCGATATCTGTATCAACGGCCCACGACGGTCGCTCGGTACTCTTGTAGATGGACATCGCTGGTTTCCTTTCGGTGTCCTCACGCCCCTGCCGAGCAGCCACTCGGTAGGGGCTTCTTCATGTCGGCATATGCCGACAAGTCTCTATCCAGCCGCCGACACCCAATCGATTCGGACGGACTCAGGGTCGAATGGCTTCCCCGCTCCAGACGGCAACACCGTGACTCGCACTAAGGTCTCCACGGCCTCACGCTTTGCGCCCAGTGGCAACTCAGCCCATCTGGCCGCAGCGTCGGCACCGGCGACGGCCATCAGGACGCTGCGGGGCTTCGCCGCTTCTAGTTGCCGTTCGGCGATTGCGCGGCGCTCGCGCAGACCAGCCGTGATCCGCTTCAACTGAACGCCGGTAATCGCGTCGGAGGCGAACTGGTCCGCAGCGGTCTCGAGCTTCGCGTCAATCGTCGCGATCTCCCTCCGAGCCTCGTCTGCGACCTTCGAGTCCTCCGCGGCGAACAGTTCGACGGCATCGTCCCGCGAGAGCCGCGCGACGATTACGCCTTCCACGACCTCGTCCACCTTGTCCTGACGACGACGCACGCGGAAACACTCCGCGCATTGGTAGGCGGGGGGCTGGCGCTTGCCCTTATCCATTCGCCCTACCGTCCGTCGCATCTTGCCGCCGCAGAGCCCGCATAGAGCAAGACCAGCGAGAAGATACTTCGGGGTCGGACCAGCGTTGTTGTCGCGACGGGTCGGGTCGGTAAGCAGCGCCACCAACTGCGCGTGAGTGTCGCCGTCAATGATCGGCACTGTCGTTGCGGGTCCGACGACCTTTCCCCTGTGGGTGCGCAGTCCGGCGTTGGACGGCCTCAGCAGGATCTGACGAAGGATGGTCGTGTTCCACTGCGCAGACTTCGGGGCTGGGATTCCCCGAGCGTTGAGATCAGCGCAAACGGACCGCAGGGATTCGCGCGCGAGGATACGACGGGCGCACTCACGAACGATCGCGGCCTCGCCCTCCACGGGCACATCTCGACCATCGATGCGCGTATAGCCGTAGGGGGAGTAGCCGTGAGGTTCGCCCTTCTCGGCCTTCTCCTGGAACTTTCTTCGGAGCCGCTTTGCCTGGTTCTCAACCTCGAGCCTTGCAAACGTGCCCATCTGTCGCGCCATCGCCCGGCCCTCGGGTGTGCCTAGGTCGATCGTTCCGCCGACGTTCGCGAATGTCAGCCCTCGCTTGTCGGCAAGGTCAATGATGTCCTCGAGTTCGCGGGGGGTGCGCGTAAGTCGGTCGACCGCCCAAACGACGACGGCCTGAATGTGCCCCGACTCAATATCCCGGATCATGCGTTGATACTCGGGACGTACCTTCGAGCGGGTGGCCGAGACGTCGTTGTCCGTATACACCTGCACGACGTCCCATCCGCGACGTTCGGCCTCGCGCCGGCAATCCTGCTCCTGCCGTTGTACGCCGAGCTCAGTGCCCTCGGTGTCCTTCGAGATACGGGTGTAGATCGCGGTTCGCAACGCGGCCGGTAGCACGGTCACTCGCTCAGTGTAGGAGCGGAGTCCGCCGGCTCCTGCTCAGCACGCCGGTACCCGCAGTGGCACTCAACGGTCTCAGGCAGGTGCTTGCGGTGATCGAGAAGACGTGGATCGATGTCCACGCAGATGATGCGGATGTTGGTAGCCACATAGGGAGGTTATAACTCACGCCCGACACCTGTCAACACCTAATTACCATCTACCGTGGTGTCGATCGTTACAGTTCTCGTGTGCGACTGTACTCGGATGGGAATCGCATACGACTATGACGGCGCCGCAGCAGCGATCGGCGTCGCTCCATCGAAGATCAAGACCGCTGTCCGCGAGGGGACCCTCGCCGCGAAGTATTGGGGTAAGGACGTGCTCATCGAGCACGACGAGCTCGTGGAGTTCGTACGGGCGTTGCCTTCGTCCCGCTAGTTGGCGCGTTGCACCTGGTTGGCGAGATAGAACAACCCGCAGCCGGCGCACTGGTAGCCGCCTAGATGGTCACGGAGCACGGTGCCACACTTGGGGCAGTGAGGTTGTGCCCCGTCATCGAGAACGTCGGACATGCCCGCTAACGTAGTCGCTCGGCCGGAACGATTGAGGAAGGATTCCGGCCCTGTGGACAACCAGTCGAAGTGGCACCCGATCATGGCTGCTGTCGAGGGCCCAACCGGCGTCTGGCGGATGATCGACCCGATGGGCCTCGAGTACGGGCGGGTCGAGATCCGCCGAGTGATGAACGGAACGGACGTCCGCTATAAGGCGATCTGGCGCGGTGACGTGATCGGATGGTCCACGACGCTCCGCGACGCGTGCTACCGCGTCCATGACGCCTTCCTGCGCGCGCATGGCCCCGGTGGTGGCCCTGCGGCGGACTGGGGTGAGCTGAGCGGAAACCAGCGACGAACCGTCTAGTCGCTCATCCATAGGTCAACGCTCGGTGCGACACCGGGTGAGGTGCGGCTGCCGTCGTCGGGCAGCCACGGTTCTGGCCCGAGCCCGTGGATCAGCCAAGTGTCCCGCTCCGATCGCCAGACCAGTGTGATGACAGCTATGGCAGGTGCGTCGACCGTCTTGAAGATCCGGGCGTATGCGACGTCCAAGTCTGGCGGAGCGACAGCGGTTCGAGTGCCAAGGAACCAATCCCCCCAGCCCTCGCGTATCTCCGCTGCTAGCGAGAAGTCCCCCCATGCAGGGAGGGATTCCGGAGTGACCATCTCTGACAGCACGGGGCGCATGGCCTTCGCGTCGGGCAGAGCGCTCAGGAAGCGCGTAGTCACATGGAAGGGGTGATTCTCCGGGTAGCCCATCACCGCGGCTTCGGCATCATTCCACGAATCGCTCATCGGTTTGCCCCAGTCTCTTCCGTATTTTCAGTGCCCAGCGTAGGGGCGGGATGTCGCATCCCGCCCCTACAATCGGCCTTCAGACGCGCCGCATCTCCCACGCGATCTTCTGCGCCGCGACATACCCGATGTGCTCTTCACTCATCCCCGGCGCGGGATGAACATCTACCTGCACAGTTGGGCCAGCGCTGCCGCCTACGGCGCCAGCACTTGGAGCGTGCCGCGCGATGTCTGAGCCGTACACCCAGTTCCGCTCCGCTTGCCCCCACTCACCGCTCATGACCGCGTGGCGCCACGCCTCCATGACGTCGTGCCCACCCGCCGCTTGAACCTCAGCGGCCGTCCAGATGTGCTCGCCGTTCGAAGTTGGCGTGAGGATCGAATCCGACGTCGCCGTGCCGGGTCCGAAGATCGGTCCACCGCTGGCACGCCCTGGCCCCATCCAATCCGCCGACCCTCTCACTGGAACCGTGACGGTGACACCGTTCGCGAACGTGATCAGGCGGTTCAACGCCGCCTCGGCGGCTGCGGTGTCTGCGATCACCTTCCACTCGGTTTCCGATGGAATCTTGAGGATCTGATCGGCGAGGTTCGACGCCTCGTCAGCGCTGTACCCCAGATCCTCCGCCCGGTCGATAAGCGCCTGCCGGGAATCCTCGAGTGTCTGCCGGTACGCGTCGGTGTTGCCGTCAAGCTCAAACTGCCGCTGCGCTGCCTCCTCGGCGTCGCTTGCCAGGCCGACGAGCATTTCCATGTTCCGCCGGCCCGCTTCGGTGCTCTGATCGAGAGTGAGCACATAGTCAGCGAGACCGTCGTTGTTCTCGTCGATGCCCTCACCCGCCTTGCGGATCACCTCATCGACTTCAGCCAGAGCATCCTTGTACGCAATGTTTGCGCTGATCGCATCCTGGCCGACCCCGTTCGCTTTGTTGATGGTCTCGAGGAGCGTTGACAGTTCGTCGTTCAGATCGCCGGCACCGGACGCCGCGTCGATGTAGGCCTGAGCCGCCGACTTCGTGCTCTCAGTGTTCTCGTCCGTTGCACCCTTGATCTGCTCGCGGATCTCCTTGCCGCGTGCCAGTCCGTCTGTCTCGTCCTTAACCGCCTCTTTCAGAGTGCCGGCCGACTGCGCCAGATCGAGGTACGAGATCCCGAGCTCGTCGGCCATCGCCTGAGCCTCCGCCCCACCGCCGGTCGCGGTGTCGAGGATCCCGTTCAGTTCCTCCAATGCGCGGGCGTTCCCGGAGACGGCGTCCGTGACCAACTGATACGAGATACCCAGCTTCTCGGCGTTGTCGTACGCCGACCCGAAATCCAGTCCCAGGACGGACCTTTCCAGCGCCAGGTTCTCGATTGCAAGGTCACGGGCGGCGTCAGCGCCCTGCTCGAGGGCGTGAGCGTATCCTTCTGCCCGTTGCTGCGCCTGGGCATGCTTCTGCGCGAGTGTGCCCACGACCGCCACGAGCGCGGTGAGAGCGACCGTGACTCCACCGCCGATGAAAGTGAGCCGGCCGGCGGTGGTGCCAAGAGTCTGCATCGCGGCCCGAAACTCCGCGATCTTCGGCACGGCGAGGAGTGCCGCCCCGCCCGTCAGCCCTACAGCGCCAGCCACACCGCCGAGGAGACCGATGAGGCCCTGTACCGGGTCTGGGAGATCGGCCACCCCCTGCGCGAGGCCAGCGATCGCGTCCGCGCCGTCCCCGACCGCGGGAAGGAAGACACCGCCTAGATCAATAGCAGCATCACGGATTGAGTTGCCCGCGATCTGAATCTGCGCCTCGGTCGTCTCGTACCTCTTCCGCGCCTCCTCCACGAGCGCCAGGTTGTCTTCCCACGCCACAGCGCCAAGCTCAAGCGACTTCCGCAGAAGGTCGCCGGAGTTCGCCATACCGAGAAGCGCCTGCGAGACACGAATGTCCGACTGGCCCAGATCATCGAGGGTCTTGAAGACGTCCCCACCTGCGGCGTCGATCTCCGCCAGACCCTCAATAAACGTGGCGATTGCGTTCGCCGGGTCCTCATTGAACGCCTTCTGGAACGCGGTTGAGGACATCCCCGCAACTTCAGCGAACTGCTCCAGGTCCTCACCGCCGGCAGACACCGACATAGCGATGTCGGTCATGATTCGGGAGATCGCAGAACCACCGGCCTCCGCCTCGATGCCCACCGACGCTAGGGCGTTCGCGAAACCCAAGACCTGAGCCTCAGTCAGACCAACGATCTCTCCCGCGCCAGCGATGCGCTGCGCCATCTGCACGATGTCACGCTCCGTCGAAGCGCCATCGTTGCCCAGAGCAACCAGCGCCGCACCGAGGTTGTCGACGTCGTCCGGGGCTGTCTGCATCACGTTCATCAACTGTGCGATCGACGTTGCAGCCTCGTCGGCTGTCAGGTTTGTCGTCTCGGCAAGGTTGATCATCGTTTCAGTGAATGCAGCGATGTTCTCCCGCTGCACACCCAACTGGCCAGCGGCCTCGGCGACGCCTGCGATCTCCTCATGCGTTGCCGGTAGAACACCCGTCAGCGATCGCAACTGCTCCTCGAGCTCCGACATCTGCTCGTCGGTGCCGTCGACTGTCTTGGTGACCCCGGCCCACGCTGACTCCCAGTCGATCGCAGCCTTCACGGACAGAGCGGTTGCAGCGGTAAGGGCGGCACCCGAGAGCATCGCCGTTCGCCCCAACATGTCGAACGCCTGCCGCGTCTGTGACAGCTTGTCGGCCTCCGACCCGAGCTCCCGCGTCGACTGCGCGGCCTTCTCCATCGCGTCTACGTACTGCTGGACCTGGGCAGTCAGCGTCACTTTGGTTTGTCTGTCCGACATCAGCGGACCTCCTTCTTTCGAATCACATACGCCCGCTGCTGACACGCACGCGAGCAATACCGCTTGTCCGACCGCCCATATACGTCGCCGCCACACGACGGGCACATTCGGACCACTACCCACCTATTCGCCAATTGCCGCTGAAGCGACGTCAGCTCCACCACCGCAACCTCAACCCGCCGCAGAAGATCCCTCAGCGCTGGCTCCGGTAGAGCCTTGAGCCGGTCGATCTCAGCGTCCGTGAGCACATCGGCGCCCGACATCGCAGGCAGCCGCCACAGGAAGAACCCTCGAGCGTCCTGGTCGTGACGGGTCCACATGTGCCATGCGTCCCGTGACGATCTACCCGTCATTTCGGCTCCTATCAGGATGTTTTGAACCCGTCGCGGGTTCTTTAGACCTCTCCGGCGGTTCGGAGGGAGGGATGTCGAGCTGGGGTGGTCCCCGGGTGGGTCATGACTTCTGCTTGCCCCGCCACTGGATCAGCTCGGCTTCATCCCGCTTGAGTGTGTCGAGGTCGTTCAGTCGTGCCTCGAGGGTGTCGAGGGCGGCGACGACATCGGAGGGGAGCGGGCTTCGCGGGTCGTAGTTGCGGAGTGATCCACCGATCAGGTGGGACTCGGAGAGCATCATGCGGATCTGCCAGGCTGCGGCCCACGTGCTCCATGACTCGCGGAGTGCTGCGACGTCGGCGCGTACTCGGCTGGCGGCGTGCTCCATGACGTTCTCGGCACCGGGGAAGAGCTTGGGTGCGGCGTCGTGGATGGCCTGTCCGAGTGCGATCCCGAGCGTGATGAGCTGCACGTCGGCCTGTCCTGCGAGGTGTTCGTGTCCCTCGGCTTTGGCGATCAGTTCGTCGTGCGGGTCGGTGATCCCGTCAGTCTGGGCGCCGGTGGTGAGTGCTTCGCGGATGGCGCGGTTGTATGCGGTGCGGGAAGTCGTTGCTTCCTCGCGCAGTTTGCGGGCCTCACGGTGGTGGTGTGCTCTGGCGTCCAGCGTGGCGGTGTAGTTGTCGTACGCCTCGAGAACGGCCTTCTGGCCCTTGAACGTGTCGCGCGGGGGGAGGGTTGCGTTCTTGCGGACTTCGGGGGCGGTGAAACGGCTGTTGCGGTCGAAGTAGGTCAGTCGGGCTCGGTACTGCTCGGCCATGGTTGTTCTCCTCAGTTGTTTCGGTGAGCGGTGCGGCTGGTGTGGTCGTTGCGGTTGAGTAGGGCTTCGGCTGCTTTGGCGGCGAGGTCGTGACGGTTGAGTGCGGAGAGCCGGCGGATACCGTCCTGGTTGACGGGATGGCCTTGCTCGGCGAGGTAGATGAGTTCGGCGTCGGCTTGGTTGCCGCCGAGCATCGTGTACGCCTGGCCTGCTTCCTGCGCGGCGACGATCTGTTCCGGGGTCATCCCGGCGAGGTCGTCGCGGGTGAGCTGGTCGGGCATGCCGTCTAGCCGCGGGTCTGGGGCAGGCTCGGGGGCGGGGTGGTTGAGCTCCGCGATGCGCTCAGCGATGCGGTCGGTGTCCGTCATTTCTTCTCCAGCTCGGTCTCGAGTTCTTCCGCGAGGGCGTCGAGGACTTCGATCGCTTTGCGGATGAGGGCGGCGTAGCGTCGTGCTCGCCGCTCGGTCTTGCGGGTGCCGCGTCGGATCGCGGCGATGCGCTCTTGTTCGCTCATGTCGTCTCCGGTCATTGCCACTTGCGGATGTGCCAGTCCTGGATCTGTTCCCACCACCAGCGCAGCCAGACAGCGACGGACATCATGGGGTCCCCTCCTTCGCGGCGGGGTAGAACTTCCCGGCCCAATAGGTGCCGGCGGGGCGGGTTGCGTCGCCGTATGAGGCGCAGAGGGCTCGGAGAGGGCAGTTGGCGCAGAGCCGTGACATCGCCTGGAGGTCTGCGGCCGTTGGTGTGTCGATGGTGAATCGGACGTCGCCGTCGCACGGTGGCGTGTAGGTGCGGAGGTGGGCGGCGAGGGCGTCCCATTCCCGGTCACCGCGCGCCACTGGTAACCTCCTGCCCGTCTGAGCGCTGCTGTTTCGGCCAGACGTGGCAGTGATCTTCGTGGAGGGCTTGCACGACGGGTTCGTTCGTCGTCGGATGGTTGACGACACGAGTCCACGGGGTGCAGCCCTTGCACTGCTCGAGCCAGATCCGATAGGCGGTCATGCGGCCACCACCATCGACGGTTCGACGGTTCCGACGGTTCCCGACGGTCTGTCGGGGAGGGTGATCCCCAACTGTCGCCACGCCTTCGCGAACCGATCACGGGCGTAACCGCGTACATCCATCGCGTTCTTTGTCGAGTGGATCTTCGTGGCCTGCACGATTAGCCTGCCCATGCGCTGCGCGGTCAGGCGCTTGCCGTATGCGGACGCATCACCCCAGTACTCAGGGTTCTGTTGCACGAGCCGCTCGAGGATGGTCGACGTCGGCAGGAACGGTTCGACGTCCTCCCAGACGGCGAAGAGATCCTTCAGGAGCACCATCCCGGGCGGGAGGTTCAGCAAACCCTCGGCGCGCTCCATCTCCACTTCGTAGATGTCGCGTTCGATGAGTTGTGCGACTACTGCCGGCCACCTGCTACCTGCGACTGCCGCGACACGCGCCAGGGGATTCCACTTCTCGCGCATCCGCCCGGTGCAGCCCGCGGGCAGTTCCGGTCGGGCCTCGCGGACCGCATTACGGTACTGGTCGAGGACTTCGGCGAGTGCGGTGCCGAGGTCAATCGCGTCAGGTTCGAGTTCCTCCCAGTCCGACGGACTGACGGTTCCGTATACGTCGGGCATCAGGAGGACCCGAATGGATCGTGAGCGGGTGTCGTCGGGGAGGTGCGGCGCGTTTCCTGCCATCGCTACGGGTGAGAAGGTCGACATCTCGGAGACGTCCCACTCACCACCTTTGGAGGGCACGAGTACCGGCCTTGTTGCGCCGCGCTTGTATCCGCTGTTGAGGATGGCGATGAGGTCTTCAACTCCTGGCTTCTTGG